CTGAATTTGCATTGCCGTAAGGGCTAACTACTAAAACTTGCTCACCAACCCTCACAGGAATCCAAATTCTTATAAAATCGTTTCCTATCATTTTTACGGGCAAGAAGTCCGTAACTCTTCCAAGTATATTTACCCTTGCAAGGGCTTTTCCTTCAGAGCATTTTGTTTCGGTCACCGTTCCGACTTGGATAACATTGTTTAGTTTTCTTTCAAGGTTTTTATTCATCTTTTCCGCCTCGTAAAATAGATAAAATAGCTTTTATATCTTGCTTTACCTCTTTCATGTCACTTTCTACATGCGTAAAACGTAAATCAATTTTTTCTAAAATCAACTCAAGCTCACTCTTTTGCACTACATCTTTAAATCTTGTATTACAATGTTCTTTTGTTACAAAATTTTCTATATCCTTACGAGTCACGTGGTTTTCATTAAAATGCTCAATTTCTCTTTTTAGGCTTAAAATGTCCTTGTCGATTGCAGTTTTTAGCTCAATAAACTCATTTTTCATATCATCAATTTTTTTACCGATAGCTTCTGCTTTTTTGTCTGCTTCTTCCGCTTTTCGTGTAGCTCCTTTTAGCATAGCCCAAGCTCCGCCTACGCTAAAAACAAACCCGGCACCGGTTATTAAAATAGAATGTTCTAAACCGACAATCATTTCTTTAGCCCCTTAAAGCTCTCTATAAATCCGCCCCCAAAATAAAACCCAACAATAATCATTACAATACTCCCGAGATTTACACTCTCAGCAAATTCAAGAGCATCTTTTACTTTTTCCATATCAATCCAGCCATACAAAGCCCCTAAAATTCCGTTAATTACGATAAAAAGAAAAGTAAACACAAAAGCAACAGCTAAAATCCTCTGCGTAACTTTAAAAGGGTGGTATGCTTCAAGCAGTTTTATCTTTTGCTCGGCTTTCATCTGTATCAGTTTTTCTTTATCTTTCGCTTTTTCCTCATCTGTATAAAAAGCTTCATCTAAAAGCTCTGCGCCTTTTTTAATAATGTCGCTTCCGCCAAAAATGTTTTTTAAAAATCCAAACACTTTAACCCCTTAATGCTTTTTATAATAATCCCACGCTACTTCTTGCACTTTTTCTGTGTCTATGTCCGCGTGTATAAAGTTTTGTCCGATACCAACTCTTTTAAATCCTACTCTCAAAAGAGCGTTTAAGATTTTGTATCTTTCTCTCGAAGAAGTAGTTTTAATGTCCGCCGCAAGTCCTTTTACGTGCGCACTGTTTTTAACGCCCCCGATTTCTTTATTGTGTTTAGGGCATCTGTACCCGCTCGTAATTACAAAAGGCACTCCGGCAATCTCCCTCGCTTCGTCAAGTTTTTCAAGAAATTCGTCTTTTATTTCATTCCTTCCGCAGCAAGGACAGGCAAACTCTTCTTTTTTAAAGTATTTGTAATTCATTTATATCCCCCATTTTTCGGTGTAATATTGTATTTCGATTTCAATTTTCCCAAGCCCAACCAAATGCTTGTCATAAGAAAATTCGATTTCGTTGCTTTTAAAACTTACATAATCACCTAAAAGCGTTTGCTCTTCCAGGCCTTTAATAACATTCAAAATCTCTTGCGATTTTTCTCTAAGATAAGCTGGCGTAGTATTCGCATCGCTCACAAGTAAATCAATCTCAACTTTTAGAGAATGCTTAGAACTTTCGCTTACCTCTTCACTCTCAACGTTGTCCTCAGTATCCCTTATTACAATTAAGGGATAGCTCTCTATCTCATGCGGATTAATAACCCACTCATAGAAGTTTTTTACAAATCCGCCGTTAGCAACGTCAAGTGTTTTAAGTCCGTTTTTTAGGTTGTCTATAATTTCTTGTCTTCTCATACGGGTAGTTTATTAAAAGAGGGTGTTAAAAATATAGTGCACTAAAATTTAGTAGAAGCGTCTTTACTAAGATAGAGTTTTGTAGTCAGTTCGTCTTTAAATTCTTTTTTTGTAACGTAGTAATTCGTATCTCTAAAAACAATCAAATCACCCGTTTTTATATCTTTTATATCGGCAGTTTTAGCAAGAATTGCGGGAGAGTATCCAAGGTAGCCATCATCAAGGAGCTCTTCACTTTTTTCATAGAAAATTACGGGGATTTGCTCCCCGTTAAATTCCGCCGTTTCGGCGAACTCATCAATGTTAAAGATTACGTTTAAGTCTTCTTGTAAATAATCTTTCAGGCTCAATCCGCCGCCTTAATAGCCTCAATTATATCCGCTTTTTTCATCTTAGGCTGTAATTCAATGCCTTTTTGTTTTTCAAAATCAGCTTTATTACTTCTCTCAGCCTGTCCTGCTAAAATCATTCTGTTGCCTAAATCGTTTCCTACTTCGATTATATCGCCTGCGGCGTATTTTCTACCTTTGTACACCGCCGCTCTTTTAAGTTTTACAAACATTTCTTATCCTTATCTGTTTAATAGAAATTCTACCGTTCCTGCTACATTAGCGGCTTTACCTGTAACAGCATGTCCGGCCGGATTATAATCAGTGCCGTTTCCGTCGTTTGCATCAATTGTTAATACTCTATTTACGTGGTCCCAGTAGAGCTTATCTCCGACTTTAATCTCTTTATCTGTCGCCGCAACCGCTTCAACAACTACATCTCCGACATACACAGTAATAGTTTCTCCGGCAAGTCCGCTTGTTCCGGCAACCGCTACAAGGTCACTACCGTATTGTAAAATATCCCCAACTTCTACGTTTTCAGACAGAGTAAAAGGAACTCTGTCCGCTTCTTGTCTGATTATTGCTTCTTTATTCATTCTCTACTCCTTCTTGTCCGTTGTTTTTGTATAGACCTCTGAAATCTTCGGCAGTTACACCAAAGTCGAACACAATAGCGTATTCAAGCCCGTCAATTGTGCTTCTTCCGATTTCCTCAACGATAGGCTTACCGTCTGTGCCTTTCAAATGTCCGACTTTAATAGTTTTTTTAGTCGCCGCAAGATACCATGCTTTTGCATCTTCAAGCTCCGCATCAGAGATAAGGTCAAATACCCCTCTAAACGGATTCGCTACTCCGCTATTTTGTGCTTCTACTTTTGCGGTAGAATTTAGAATTTGTGATGCTGTAACTTCAAGCTCAGGCGGTACTAGTAAGAACTTAGGCAGGATTCTCAATTGTTTTCCGTCAAAATCTTTTTGTCTCATCATTCTTGTTCTTGCCGCCGCAAGACTGTTAGTTCCAAGTGCCGCACCCGTTTCGTCATAGTTATTATGCGTTGCGTCAAAAATAGGTTTTCCGTCATCCATCACGAAGTTTGCATACTCTCCTCTTCTTTGTAGAAGGTCGTAAACGTGTCTGTTTTTAAACACTTCCACTTCTTGCACCATGTCTTGTATGTCGTCTATAAACGCGCCAAGGTCGTCGTTAATTAACATTTCTCTCGTAAATGCGAATCTTGCCCCGTAAGAATAGATTCTCCAAGTAATTCCTGTTTCGCCTTTTTCCGCATATTGCGTTCTTCCGAGTTCTTGCACTTTTTTAAACTGCGTACCGAAACTTCCTTTTCTTACTTCCGTTCTCGGTTTAAAATCGTTAAATTCGGTTTTTTGCACCCATTTTCTGTACGTAACAGGAGCGATTTCCCATGCTTCTTGCAATACTTTGTTTTGTACGTTTGCTAACAATAGAGGGAAATCACTCGTAGTCATTGCCCTTACAAGTTCTGCTTCACTTGCCTCAAGAGATAGTCCTGCAATTTTTCTCACCATGTTTTGAACGCTCATACCTCTAAACATATCAGCGTCTTTATGTTTGTCGCGCGGATTAAATCCGAGTCTTAGCATAAGTCCGTCGCTCATTGCCCTAATCATTTCCTGTCTGTTTTCATCGCTTCTTTTACCGGCAAACACTGTCGGCTGAGATTTTGTTTTTTCGTCAAGTAAATGTCTCAAAAAATCTTCCTTTGTTTTAGTTTTGTCGTCTAAAAATCTTTGCACCGTTTCTTTATCTGCACCATACGAAATCGCCAAATCCTGAATTTCGGCTTTTCTTTTTAATTCTTGTAACTCCGCCTCTCTTGATTCAAGCTCTTTAAGTTTAGCTTTTAAACCTTCAAGCTCTCTTATCTGTTCTTCGTTTCTCTCTTTAAGAGCTTCAAGCTCTTTTAGTCTTTCTTGCATTTTTTCTTTATCCAATTCCTCCTCCTTAAAAGTTTTACTTCTTCCAACTGTCGCACCTTTGTCAAATCCAACTCCAACCGCACTGACTTCAATCACGTCAAAATCAGTTACCGTTACAACCGGCGGCTCACCCGTTCTTTCCTCTACGTTTACGGCATTAACTCTATATCCGATTGATACGTCAGTCAAGATACCATCCCTGTATTTTTCAAAAACTTCAATCGCATCAGGCGTAGAACCAAACACGACATCAGCTTTTAACTCACCGTTTTCTACACGAACATTCTCAATTTTGCCGATAGCGCTATCAACGCTTCTATCGTGGTCCTTAAAAAAGGTTTTCAAGTTGTCAAACTTTGCTCCGTTTACGTCAAGTCTTTCAATGTATTCAACTTCTCCGCAGCAATATCTTTCCCCCTCATTGTTCTTAGAAATAAGAATAAAAGGTATGCGTCTCTCTTTTTCATTAATTAAACTTGTCTGAGGCGACGCTCTTCTCTGTATCTCGCTCCCGATTATTTTAGTTTTCAGGTTCATTCAACGCTCCTTCCCCTAAAGATTTTTTGTAAAACAACTCTCTCATTAAACTATCTGTTACATTTATATCTTTCCTTTTTAATAATTCAAAAGCTAATTCTTCCATAGAACGATTATTTTCATTCTCTAAAAGTTCTCCTAAAATTTTTTGCTCAAGCTCTTTTTCTCTTTTTTGCTGTATTAATACCTCTTCAAAATCTTTTCCTCTACTTGCTATCACTTCGCTTTTTGTCGTAAGCCCAAGAGCTAATTCCATTTCAATCGCTTTCATGTCTTTTAGTGGGTCAACCCACTCTCTTGCAGGAGTTACCCATTTAGGCTTTAAATATTTTTGTTTGTTTTTAAAATAGGCCACGGAATTAATACTTTTTATTCTTCCGGCCATTACCATTGCATCAAGCCAGGTTTCAAAAATAGGATTAAGAACGTAATCAATTATGTGTTGTTGTTCATAATCAAATCTTTTATTGTCCTGGATAATGCTTGCTCTTGCACTGCTGTAATTCACACGGCTAAAATCTCTAAAAGCGAGTTCATAACTCACGTTTCTTGCAACCGCAATCATTCTAACCACAGTCGTAACAAATTCCCCGTAAGTGCTATCAACCAAGTCAGGGTCAAGTTTGCTTATCTTTTCACCCTGTCTTAAATAATGCACCATAACGCCGTTTATTTCCTGGAGCATTTCAAAATCTTCGTCTTCTTTTAAGCCGTTCGCAAACCCGGGCGTTCCTTCCTGTTCTACCACATAAGCAATGTTTGCTCTCGCTCTTGCCGCCTGAATTGTTGCAGTTTGAAACGCAGAAAAGTTTTTAATATCAATTATCGCTTGTTTATATTCGCTAATGCCTCTATATTGCGTAGCTCTCTCCATTTTAAAGTAATTAATTACATCCTGAGCTTGTAATTTAATCTCTTTGTAAGCCGTCTGATAATCCCTATCGTTAATAATGTAGTAATTTACGGGTCTTCCGTTTTCATCAATTTCGATTCCGTCAATCACATTATCAAAAGTACTGTATTTTTGTATTCTGTCCGCCTCAATTAGTTGTATCTTCAAAGGGAAGTTTTTATCTCTTGTAAGTTTTTTATAAATTAAAATCTCACCATCAACCATTCTCTGTTCTAAAATAAGTCTTTGCAAGTCTCCAAAATTAAGCCTTCCGGTAATATCGCAATTACCGGCTTTTTCCCACTCTCTCCAAAGTTTTTCAACTTCGTCGTCAAACTTAGAAAAACCGGTCTTGCTTTGTAATTTAATGCCTCTGCCTACTACATTGTTAACGATAGTTTTGTCAATGTTCGCCATTATAGGATTGTTTTCATGTAGCCATCTTGCCCTTGCTCTAAGCGTATCTCTATCGGGTGTGGCGGTTACTTCAAAAGGAGAATTTGCGTTCCAAAAATCTCTATTTGCTTTTGTAATGCGACCGCCCTCATAAAAACGTCTTTTTTTAAAGCCAAAAGCACTTTTTATTTTACTCAAAAGAGACACGCACCACTCTCCTTATCGGATTAGAATTGCCGCCCGGAACATAATCTCTTCCATACATTTCGATTTGTCTTATCAGTTCTTGCTCTCTTTTATAAAGAAATTGAATGTTGTAATAAGTAATTTTTCTGCCCTCAATTTCATAAGAACTTACAGTTCCGTCTTCAAGTTTAGCAATAGCTTTTTGAATTCTGTCAAGTTTTGTCCCGAGACTTTCAGCCAAATTTAACCTTTTTGGCAAATTATAGAGAATAAAAGAAGTAAAAATATAGTGCACTAAAAACGGAAGGGTTTGAAGCGTCCTTCTTGTTCAAGTTCTTGTTCTTTTTTCTTAAACGTTTCACTCTCGTTAATTATCTGTTCTAAGATCTGCTTGTAAGGCACACCTTTTTCCATTGCGAGTTCTTTTAAAATCTCGTTTGTTTTTTGCGTAAATGTTAAGTGCATTGTAAGTCTTGTATCCCAAAAAGTTTTAGCCATTTCCTCTCCTTAAAATTCATCCAGATAGTTTGTAGTTTTATTTTCAACTTTTCTGCGTTTTATTTTCTTCCTAACCTGCTCTTTTGTCTTCTTTAAAAACCTTATCCCCAAAAGTTCTCCTAAAAAAGTGTTATACACCCCGCAGTCCCACAAATGATTATCCGCTTTTGGATTTACTTTTTCCCAAACATAAGTTTCCCTCCCTTTTTTATTTACTTTTACGATTTTATGTTCGCTTGCATACTGTTTCGCAAATGTTTCATCAGCTTGTAAATGTAAAGTAAAAGTATTCTCGCCTTTTATAGCTCCCTCGTTTTCTTTAACTTTTAAACTTTTTGTAATTGAGTTATAAAGCATATCCTTAAAATAATCAGTATTTATCGTATAAACCTTCAAACCTGTCGCAATGCTTATCCCGTCTTTTTCTCTCATAGCCGGGCTTGAAGTCCAAGGGTTTGTCATTGTGTCTTTACCTTTAATCGGTATGCAAATATCACTATTCATTGCGCAAAACTCATAAACTTCATCAGTGTTGTATCCGCTATCCACTGCACACACCTTTACAAAATACTTATTTCCGTCCTTATCCGTATAGTAAGTCCTAAAAATATCTTCCAAATCAGACCAGTTTTCAACTCTTCCGTATCTTATTACGTGCTTTCTGTTCCCGTATCTTAAAGCTCTCACCTCATACCAAAAGTGGTCCAGCTGCACGTCCACGCTCATTACAAGATAAACGGTATCATCAGGGACAACTCCCTCATTAATATCAACTTTCAATTCAAGTATTTTTTCATATTCGGCTTCTTTTTGTGCTTTTTCAAACACTTTTGCGTTTCTTGTATTTTCCCAAACTTTCATATATTCATCAATTCCGTATCTCTCCTGCTGTTCAAGCGCTTTTAAATACTCTTTAAATATCGCATTCCAGCTAAGCCACCCAACAGGCGAATAGTAAGAAGGCAGTCTATATCCTCTCTTGCTTGCTTTTTCATTGTGCGGTATCCACTTTGCCCCGTTTTCCCAGTTCATCATCCAAGTTTTTTGATGCTCTTCTATCAACTTGCCGCATTTAGGACACTTGTATTTTACGTCACTCGTAAGTTCATAAGTTTCCTCGTCATATTCAAAAACAAAATTTTCTTTCTCAAAAGTTATAAGCTCTTTGCAATGCGGACACGGCATATAGTAATGCCTCTGGTCGCTTTCGTTAAACTCTTTTTCAATATTGCTTGCGCCTTTAATCGTAGGAGTTGAATTAATGTAAATTTTTCTGTTAGGAAATGCGTCTGTCCTTTTCTTCAAAAGTTCAACCGGGTTACCTTCTCCTCCCACGTCCAAAGGCCATCTGTCTACGTCGTCCCCAACTACAACTCTTCTACTAACACTTGCAAACGTAGATTTTGTCTGCGCCCAACCCAGCTTGATATTTCCACCAGGAAAAACTAAATCAAGTGTGGAACTTCCGGTTGTATTTCCTTTTGCTTTTTTTATCTTGCTTGACAGTCTCGGCATTCTCTCAATAGAAGGCCAGATTTTAGTTTTTGCGTGTGTTCTTGCAATATCTTCCGTGTGTAACACTTGTAGCATCGGACAAGGATGAAGGTCAGCATAATAAAAAATAACGTTATTTGATAGCTCAGTAAATCCGAGCTGGGTTGCTTTAATTACAACAACTTCCTGGGTTGGACTTTGAGGGCTTAATTCGTCCATTATCTCTTTAAGATAAGGTGTCCTGCTCGTTCTCCAAATTCCAGGCTCGGCGCTTCCCTCGCTCGGCAAAATTCTGTATTTATCGGCCCATTCGCTTACAGTTAAGTTTTCTTTCGGTCTTATCGCTTCTAAAAAGCCTTTTTTAAACGGCATTCTCGATTTCCCTTATCACGTCTTCAAGCACTTTGCTGATTTCCTCTTCCATTCTGTTACGAATTGTATTGCTGTCTTTTCCGACAAGCTCATCGCTAAGCCTTACCGGCATTGCGTAAAGCGAGTCTTTTAGCTTTTTCCCAATCTCATACGCCTGTCTCTCGACTTCTTCTTTCTCAACCACAAGCCCTTTTTCTTTTTTGAGTTTAAATTCTTTAAGCTCTGCGCTTGCAAGTTTGTCGCGCAAATCCGGCGGAAGTTGCGAACGGTCTATCTCATCAAACGCACCGGCCGTGATTTCAATTTTACCGTGCTCGATCATCCATTTTATCGCTTTACTTATAGGAAAAACACGGCGGCGACCTTGCATTTCATAAGGCAGACCGTCTTGCACCCAACCTGTAATAGCTCTTTGCGACACTCCAACCACAGGCAATTTTGATAAAACGCCAACCGAAACTAAAATATCATTGTCGTCAGCCAAATCAAGAGTAATTTTTCCAGCCATTTTTCACCTTTACTTCAAAGTTTATTTTCACAATACTTACATTAATTTACAGATTTTCATTCTTTGAATATTTGAACCTGAAAAAATCATATTGTGTGTGTGAATTTTGCGGTCGCGAGTGCCCGCACCCGATTTTTCGGCAAAACAGAACCTATACATCACTTCAATTTCCCTAAGTAATAATCAAGATTATGCTTAAACTCTTTCTCAAAAGTCTGCTCGGCTTCCTTAAAACCTTTTTGAATTATCTCTTTATTAAACATCTGCGGGACACTAATAGAATAAAACCTATCAAGCGGTAATCTCTCCTTATATTTTCTTTTAAACACTCTTAATTTATTAGTTGTATCTTTTGCAAGAAACGCCCCTTTAATAACTTTCCTACCCCTGTCTTTTCTTATCCTAACACTAACGCCTTGCTTGGTTTGTCTTGCTCCAAACTTCTCTAAACCTATGCGGGGTGATTTAACTGTAAACTTATATCTGTATTGATCTTCTTTTTTTAAAGTTATATATTTTTTTAAATCACTTGCTTTTATCGCATATGTATCTCTAACTTCTTTGCTTGTAGTTGTTTTAAACTTTGTTACAGTCCTTTTTATACTTCTTTGATAAGTCTGTTTAAAGACTTTTTCATTTAACTTCTTAAACTCATCAAAATTTTTAAGCTCTGCTTTTAGCTCCATCAAACCTCCTTACTAATAACATAAAAATTAAAAATTAAAAAACCCACAAAAACAATTCCACACTCAAAGTAATTTTTATTTTCACAACTTTTACAAAACTGTGCCCCAAATAAAAAATTCATAATTACTAATAAAATAAATGCTCCAATCATTTAAAATACTCCTCAACAACTCCCCTCGCTTCCTCAAACCCTCTACACACAACAGCAAGGTATCCGTTGTTATTTAATGTCTCAATCCACTTCTTTTGATATTTGCTCACTACTCCACCTTTTATTCTTTTCATCTCGATATATAATCCGTGATATTTATTATTCGGCACCGGAATACAAATATCCGGCACTCCTGCGCTTATCCCTTCGGCTTTCATTCTTGCAGCTTCTATTTTGTTTCTTGAGCCACCATTCGGCACGGCGTAATGCGGTATTCTTCTTGCTTTTAAATACTGTACTAACATTACCTGCTCTTGTCTCTCTTTCGGGATAAACTTACTCATACCCTCTCTCCGCATTCTTTTAACAGTCTCTCATTAAACTGTATCGCTTTTACAACATCGTTAAGCCTTTCCGCAGTTCTGCCCCACTCTTCCATATTTTGCTTTATCGGTTTTAAATACAATTCGCTGCTTAATTCATTAAGCAATTCTTTCCCAGCCTGGACTTTAACTCTTAGAGCGTCGGTATATTTAAGATTTTTAAACGCCTCCGGTCCTATTCCGTAGTAATAAAAAC